GTGTCCACCCCCTGGGTGAACCTCGGTCACACGTCCCTTGAGGACATTTTCTCGGTCGCCTCCGAGGGCGGCGAGGCCACCAGCCTCGGCACCCTGCAGGCGCGGACGCTGCGCACTTCGTACAGCGCCCGTACCGAGACGTTCAACATCACCCTGCAGCAGTTCGATGAGGCTTCGCTCAAGCGGTACTTCGGCAGCAATGCCGCCGTTGGAGCGGGCGGCGAACTGCAGGTGCCCCTCACCCCGCAGGCGACCGTTGAGTCCTTCCTCGCGGTGTTTTTCGACGGCTCGAACGCCTTCGCGTTCTACGCCCCGAAGGCCGAGATTCTGCGTGGCGACGACCTCGCCATTGCCGACTCGGAGTCGCTGGCCGGTCTGCCGCTGGCGATCAAGCCGGTGCCGCACAGCACCAACACCTGGGCGTACGCCGTGACCCCGCTCGGCGCGGTCTGACCGACGCCTTAAAGCCGCCCCGCCCCCTCGTGTTAGCGGACTCCGAGGGGGCGGGGTTCCACCCCGCTCAATGTCCGCTGCTCATTGCACCAATCCCTTATTCCGACTTACCAAAGGAGTCCGCAAACTCATGGCTACTTTCACTCTTGACGACATTCGTTCCGCCGCTGAGGCCAAGTACGGCAGCACCGACATTGACCTGGGCAATGGCGACGTGCTCTCGCTGGTCAACCCCCTCCGGCTCCCCAAGGACAAGCGCGACGCGCTGACCGCCATTCAGGAGTCGGCGGACGAGAGGGACAACGGCGACGTGATGCGCGACGCGATCCGGCTGGTCGCGTCCAATGAGGCTCAGGCTGAGCGGTTCCTCGCCATCGTGGGCGAGGACTTGGCGATGCTCGCCACCGTGTTCTCGGCGTACACCGAGGGCTCTCAGGTGGGGGAAGCCTCGGCCTCGCAGGGCTGATTGACGACTACGGCGAGGGGCTGTATCCGGACCTCTACTTCTACTACGGCATTGACCTAGTGGACGTAATTGAGGGCCGGGGACCGGCCCCTCGTCTTGTCCTCTCCCTGATCCAGAGGCTCCCTGACACATCACTCACGACGGCGCTCGCGTCGGGCGGTCGTGACCATTTCGGCTGGGGCGTTGACCGCCACATGAATGCCGACATTTACGACGCGCTGAACCTGAACACTCGGGCGACCGGCAATTGGGGAAAGAAAAAGGCCCCCAAGATCGAGCCTCGCCCCCGCCCCGGACGCAAGAAGTCGGGCAAAAAGAAGGTCACTCTGACCGATCTATTCGCGCGCTTCGCTGGTGGAGCACAAGCAGGAGGTTGATCCGGCATGGCAACGGTAAAGATCATCGGCAAGGTTGCCGTCAAGGTCATGCCGGACACCACTGAGTTTAAGGATGAACTCAGGGATGACCTGCAAAGGATTAAGCGCCAGATTGGCGACCTCAAGATTGACGTGGTGCCGCAGATCACTGCGGCCAGCAAGGCAAAGGTCAAGGCCGAATTCGACAAACTCGCCGCCTCGATGGACGGCACGAACGTCACCTTTGACCTGAACCTCAATGACGCGAGTGTCGCGGCGACTGAGGCTGCGCTCGACGGGCTGGCGCGCAAGCGGTCGGCCCGCGTGGACGTGGACTACGACCGCGAAATGTTCGCGCAGTTCGCCTCCGACGTGGGCAACATCATCAGCAAGTTCTCCGGCGCCGCCCCGCAGATCAGGGCGTTCCGCGAGGGCCTTGAGAAGTTGGGCAACCTCGATGAGGTTGCCCTCTCGGTCGGCCTCGTCGCCACGAAGATCGCACTCGTCACCGGGGCGTCCATTGCGGCGACCGGGCAGATTCTTTCTCTCTCCGGGTCCATTGCGCAGATGGCTCAGGCCAGCCTCGCGCTGCCCGGAATCATGGGCGGGCTCGCCATTGGCCTCGGTGCCACGGCGGCTGCGTTCAAGGACTTCAACAAGTACGTCCCGCAGGCCAAGAAGTACATGTCGGAACTGCAGGACACGATCAGCAAGAACTTCTGGGAGCAGGCCGCTCAGCCGATCCGCAAGTTCATTGACGACGTGTTCCCGATCCTCAACAAGAACCTCGCCTTTACGGGCACGGCACTCGGCAAGTTCTTTGGCTCGCTCGCGGGCCACCTGGGGACGACGCTCAATCCGGCGCTGGCTGGCATGTTCGACAAACTCAATGAGTCCATCGACATTGCCACCAAGCACACCGACTCCCTCGCCAACATCATCAAGATTCTCGGCGAGAACGGCGCGCAATTCCTGCCCCGTCTGGCTCGGTGGTTCGGAGACATTCTCGACTCGTTCTCCAACTTCCTGACCAAGGCTCAGGCGGACGGTTCGCTCAAGCAGTGGACCCGCGACGGCATTGACGCCCTGACCGCCTTTGGCAACGTGCTCAAGGAGTCGGGCCGCATCCTGCACGGGCTGTTCGATGCCGCCCGTGACGCGGGCGGCGCTTCGCTGCAGTCCCTCGCCTCTGGGCTCAAGGACATTGCGGACACGGTGAACTCGGACGCCTTCAAGTCCGGGCTGACCGACACGTTCCGCGCCGCCTTCGACATGATGGACAAGATTGCCAATGGCGCTGGCCCTGGCCTTCGGGACCTGATCGTCAGCATTGCGGACACCTTCAAGTCCATCGGTCCCGGCCTGGGCGAGTCGCTTGGCAATGCGCTCGGCGAACTGTTCTCCGCGCTGGCTGACCCCAAGGTCGGCGGCGCAATCGAGACGCTGTTCGAGGGCATCAATAACGCCATCGGCTCGATGCAGGGCTCGATCACTCCGCTGATTCAGGCGCTCTCGTCGTTCGCTCCGGTGATCGCCACGATGCTTGAGAACATCGCCATGATCGGAGCCTCCGGCTCCGACCAGTTTGCCAAGACGCTGCAGAACATTGCGAAGGCGCTCACGCCGGTTCTCGACAAGTTGGGCAACACCGTCAATAACGTCTTCAACGGACTGATGCCGGTGTTCAGTGCCGTGGGCGAGGCCATCGTCAAGGTGGTCAATTCCCTCGGCCCGCTCATTGATGCGTTCCAGCAACTCTGGGACCTGCTGTCGCCGGTCCTCGTGCCGGTCCTCAAGTTCATTGTCAGCATCATCGGTGACTCCATTGTCGGAGTGTTCACCGGCCTCACTATGGTCATCAAGGGCGTCATCAAGATCGTCCAGGGTGCCATTGAGGTATTCCACGGAATCGTTGACGTGTTCGCTGGTCTGTTCACGCTGGACTTCGGTCGGGTGTGGGACGGCCTTAAGCAGGTCTTCGGCGGTCTGGGCAAGATCATTCTCGGTGCGCTTGAGGGCGCGGCGGGTGCGATCTGGGCGTGGCTGAATGGCACGCTGGTCGGCCTGTTCAAGGGTGCGATCCTCAAACTGGTCGGACCCAAGTTGGCAGAGAAGGCCATTGAGCCGCTGTTCAGTGTCTTTGAGAAACTGGGCGGCTTTGTTTCCAAGGCTCTCGGCCCGGTCTTCGACTTCATTGCCGAGGGCTTCAAGTTCATCCTGACCCCGGCAAGGAACAGCGTCACCGTCTTCGAGGGCCTGTGGGGTCGCCTGCTGGAAGTGCTCAAGTACCCCTTCCAGGCGATCAAGTTCATTGTCGAGACGGAGTTCAAGATCGTCCTCAAGATCATTGAGACGGTCTGGGGCCTCATCAAGGGCATCTTCGATCTGGCGCTCCGATTCATCGACGGCACCATTGGCACGTTCCTGCGCCAGTGGGGCTCGATGATTGTCGAGGCATTCAACCTCTACAAGGCCATCATCAAGGGCGCTTGGGACCTCATCTGGGGAATTATCAAGGGCGCTCTCGACCTCATTAAGGGCACGCTCGACAGTGCTTGGTCGCTCATTAAGGCCGGTGTCGAGGCTGTCTGGGGTGGCATCTGGGCCGTAATTGACGGCACATGGACGCTCATCAAGACCGGCGTGGACACGGCGGTCAATTGGGTGAAGACCCTGCTGGATGGGGTTTGGGACCTAATTGGCGGCAAGGTCACCACGATCTGGGATTCCATCTGGACCAAGATCGACAACGTTTGGACGAGCATCAAGACGACCGTGGACAACGCGGTCGGCAAGGTCAAAGAGCACATGTCCAATGCCTGGGACAAGATCAAGGAAACTCTGGGCACGGCGTGGGACGCGATCAAGACCAAGGTCGGAGAGAAACTGGTTGAGGTCGCCAACAAGGTTGGCGAACTTCCGCAAAAGGCCAAGGACGCTCTGGTCGGAATTGTCACCGTCCTCGTGGACAAGGGTAAAGACCTGATTGATGGTGTCATCAATGGCATTCAGTCCAAGTGGACCGACCTCAAGACGATGGTCAGCAATGCCCCCGGCAAGGCGCTCGACGCGCTGACGAACTGGGCGCAGGACGGCAAGACGCTCGGCACTCTGCTCTACGACAAGGGCAAGGAACTGCTGCAGGGCTTCCTCGATGGAATCAACGCGATCATCGAGAAGATCAAGCAGGCCGTACTCGACGCCATCCAGTGGGTCAAGGATCACCTTGACGACATTCCGGGTGCGGGCAAGTTGATCGGCAAGATGCTCGGCGGCGGCTCGTCGTCCAAGAGCGCCGGTAAGACGGCTGGCAAGGCGGCTGCAAAGGCCGTGGCGGACTCCCTGTCCGCTGAGCCTTACCAGATTCAGGTCGAGGCAACGCTGACCAATGCGGACGCCCTCGCGGCGTCCATTCCGGGGCTCGCTGCCCGGATCAATGGAGGCATTGCCCTGCCGACCGAGGAGGCCGCGTCTATCCACATCGACAACATCACCATTCCGCTTGAGGACTTGGAGCAGATCAAGACGCTTGAGGAATTCCTCAACATGCTCCGCGTCCGTTCCCGACAGGGGGTCACTCGCTAATGCCAACGTTCATTAGCGCGCCCAAGGCGCCGACTAACGTCACCGCCACGCGCAATGACGACTCGCAGGCTCACATCACGTGGACCCGAAACCCTGAGTCGGACAGGCCGTACGACTCCCAGCGCATTTCGCGCTGGGACAATGTCTCCAACGCCTATGGCGATGAGACCACGCTGAGCGGCACCGATAACGACCGCAACGCCCCGATGGGTGCGAACCGGCGTTATCGGTGGCGCGTCCGCGCCAAGAACGAGGTTGGGTTCTCCGACTTCGGCTACTCCAATTACCTGCAGACGACCCCCGGCGATCCCTATTCGCCCTCGGTCACGTGGACCTCTCCGACTTCGGCGGTGGTCCAGTGGGGTATTGGCGCGACCGGCAATGGCTACGTCTACACGACCGAGATTTTCGTCTCGGTCAATGGCGGTGGCTGGACCCTCGTCGCTGAGGTCGGCGCTGGCGTAGGTGCGTGGGGCCACTCGGGGATGACTCCCGGCTCCACGTACCAGTACCAGATTCGGCACAAGTCCACGGTCAGCGGCACGCTCTACTCGGCTGGGGTGTTCACCCCGGTCCTCCTCATGGAGGCTGCGCCCGCTGCGCCTTCCGCCTTCACGGCGGTGCGCAATAGCGACGCCTCAATGACGCTGACGTGGACCGACAACCCCACGGGCTCCGCGCCCTACAGCAGTCTCACCGTGCAGCGGTGGGACAGCGCCTCCAATGCGTGGAACACGGTTGGCGAACTGTCGCCTACGGCGACCAGCCTGACCGACACGGGCGCGGTTGCGAACCGCAAGTACCAGTACCAGATCAGGGCTAATAACCGAGGCGGCTCCTCGTCTTGGGTCCAGTCTGGATTCCTCTACACCACGCCGTCCGCCCCGCAGAATGCGACGGCGCTCTACGTCACCGGCAACTCGATCACGGTGTCCTGGGAGAACACGGCCACCTACACCGAGTACGGGCTGCGCGTGCAGCCGGTCAAGGATGGGGTCGCGCAGACCACGGTCACCGTTGCGGGTGGCTCGACTTCGTACACGCTGACGGGCGCTGACCCGCTCGCCACGTACACGTTCAATGTCTGGGCCGTCAGCAATGTCGGGGCTCTCGCCTCGGCTTCGGTGGCGTCGAATCAGGTCAGGGGCGCGGCTGCGCCCAATGCGCCGATCAATGTGAAGTTGGCTGAGGGTGAGCCGATTGACTTCACGCGGTCGGTGACCCTGGTCTGGCAGCACTCGCCGTCGCAGGACATGTCGGCAATGACGAAGTTCCAGTACCGGCACCGTCCGGCTGGCAACCCGGCATGGACCGAGAGTGCCATCATCACCGGCACCGATCCCAGCAAGGCCACTCCGTGGCCTGCTGGCACCTACGCCAATGGCACGGCGGTCGAGTTTCAGGTGCGCACGTGGGGTATCCACGCGGACCCGTCGCCCTACTCCGCGACGAGTACGGCGAACGGACGCACCACGCCGACGCTCTCCCTGAACACCCCGACCACGGTGCAGTCAACCTCTCTGCTCATTGTCGATTGGGACTTCCTGCAGGCGCAGGGTTCCGTGCAGGCTGAGTGGAAGTTCGACGTTACGGACACCACGACCGGGACGCTCATCGAGTCTCGGCAGGGCGCGGACACCACGGACCACGTGACCGTCAATGCGGCGGTCGAGCACCTGCACAACTACGAGTTGGTGCTGTCCGCCCGCGCGGCCAACGGAATGTGGACGGACGTTCTCACCAAGTCCTTCTCCGCGTTCTTCGTCCCGCCCGCTGAGTCGGTGCTCATTGCCGACCTCGACTCCGAGTCGGGAGCGGTGGTCCTGACGCTCAACCCCACCGAGGACGACGGCGGCGTTACGACGCGGCCTGCTGTCAGCGTGGACATTGAGCGGCGCCTCTGGGACGAGGAGACCGAGAGTTACGGGGACTGGGAGCCGGTAGCCCTGGGGGTCGCGCCCAACGCGACCATCATTGACACCACCGCCCCGATCCACGGCGAGGGTGAATACCGCGCGACGACGTACTCCGATGCGCCGTCGTCCTACCGGCCTCCGGCCAATGTGCCGCCCTCGACGGTTGAGGCTCAATGGGCCTACCTCTCGGCTGGCCCGCAGTTCGATGTGGTCGCTCGCATGTGGGCGAACATCAATGTCAGTTGGACGAGCAGCCGGTCAAAGGCTCTGCACTACTTCGCAGGCCGGAAGCGCCCGGTTATCTACTCGGGCGAGAGCGCCGAAAAGACGCTCAACGTCACCGGCATCATCACCGCTGGCGACGGGGCCTCCCCGCCCAAGCGATGGATTTACCTCGCTCAGCAAGAGGGTGCGGTTCTGTTCCGCGCTCCGGGTGGCGTCCGCATCTATGGGTCGCTGTCCGAAGTCAGCATCGAGCGCATTGAGAACACGGACCTGCATCAGGTCTCGTTCAATATTCAGGAGGTCTACAAGCCATGATCGTGATTCCCAATGGTCTGATCCGCAATGACGCGGTTGACCCGCTCAGGGACCCGACCTACGGGAATCGCATCCAGTCGTTCACCTACCACCTGCTCGACAGCAATGACGATCACGTCGGCGCTCTCGATCAGGTGCTAGGTGGAACGCTGGAATGGCACGCCAACGCCCCCATTCATGGGGGCGGCAAGATCACCGTGGTCCAGAAGGGGCGAGACAACCACAACTGGCTCAAGCGCCGCATCAAGATCGTCATGCACATTGACGGGATTGGGGACACGCCGCTCGGCGTGTTCATCCCCTCGGCTCCGGTCGAGAAGTGGGACGACATGAACCTCACTCTCGAAATGGACCTGCTCGACAAGTGCTCGGTCCTCGACAATGACTACGTTGAGCACACGTACTCCGCGCCCGAGGGCGCGAATGTGACTGACCGGGTGCGAGACCTCATCACTTCTACCGGCGAGAATGCCGGTTCCATTACCGACTCCAATGCCACGCTAAACAAGGCGATGGCGTGGGACGCGGGCACGTCCAAGTTGCAGATCATCAATGACCTGCTGGACGCGGCCAACTACTTCTCCCTGTTCGCGGACGGCGACGGACGCTTCCGGGTCGAGAAGTACCGGCTGCCGAAGGACCGCCCCAATGAGCACTTCTTTAGCGATGGCTTCCAGTCCATCTACCTGCCGGAGTTCGATTACGAGAAGGACATTTACTCGGTCCCCAACAAGGTCATCCTCGTCGGACAGGGCAGCGGCACGAATGAGGCTCCGGTTGCGGTAGCCACCAACACGGACCCGAACTCGCCGTACTCCCGCCAGTCGCGGGGCCGCTGGATTACCGACGTGGTTTCCGGTGTCGAGGTCGCGGGTGACGACCTGACCGAAGCAGAGATTCAGGCCGCGCTCGACAGCAAGGCCGAGAAGCGGCTGCACGAACTCACCAGCCCGACCGGCACCATCACCATTGACCACGCTCCCCTGCCCTGGCTGGGCATCAATAGCGCGGTGCGCTTCAAGCGCATCGAGGCCGACATTGACATTCGGGCCGTGGTCACTTCGACGCAGATCAACCTCGACCCGATGGAACTGCAGCGCACGGAATTGCAGGAGGTTGTCGAGATTGCCAATCAGGAATGGGTGGAGCCTTAATGAACAACCTTGATCTTCTCCTCCCGGCAGAGACCCCGGAGACCGACACGTGGACCTGGGCCACGGTCGAGCAGGTCAGCCCGCTCCGTATCCGCATTGACGGTGAGCCGGACGCACTGGACATGACGCCCGAGTGCCTGTACGCGGGCATCGAGGTCGGGCAGCGCGTCTGGGCTCAGCGCATTGGTCGCCGGGTCATCGTCCACGCCCCTTCCGGGGGCGTGGCCTCCGGGGGCAGCGGCACCGTGGATATCTCCGACGTGGTTGGCCTGCAGGCCGCGCTCGACGGGAAGTCGGCCACCACCCACACGCACGACGACAGGTACTACACCGAGACGGAGACCAATACTCTCCTCGCAGGGAAGTCGGACACGACCCACACCCACGACACCCGGTACTACCAGCAGAGCGTGGCAGACGGGCGGTTTGCGAGCCTTACAGCAGACCAGACGCTCTCGGGTAAGCAGACCTTCTCCAAGGCGCTTGTACTGGCTGAGCAGGGCTCTACGCCTGCGGACCCGGCCAGTGGCACGGGGCTCATCTACTTCAAGAGCGACGGCCTGCCGTACGTCAAGGGTGACGACGCCATTGAGCGTCCCCTCATTGCGCTCTCTCCGGCAATCCATGAGAACCCGGACTTTGAGGCGTGGCAGAACTATGACGACCGAGCGGCTGGCGCGGCCAGCACGGTCTTTCCGACTCGATGGAGCGCGTTCTGGTCAAACCAGAATGTCGTGTTTTCATTCGAGGGCACGGACAAGGTGAGCGGGCAATACGCGCTCAAGGCCGTCCGGCCTGTCAACCAGATCACTCGGGTCCACTCATTGACGATCTTCCCTGTGTCGGCGGGCAGCACCCTGACGTTCTCGTTCTGGGCAAAGGCTGATCGGTCGGGCACGACGAGCACCGTTACCCTGCTGTCCACGTCGGACGGCAGCATTCCCGAGTTCTTTGGTTCTGGAACCTCACAGACCGCAGTGAACGTGAACCTCTCGACGGTCTGGCAGAAGTACGAGGTCTCCATTTCCGCGCCGACTGGCGCGACCAAGGGTCGGTTCAGCGTTTCCTTCCAAGACCCGAGCGAGACGGCCACCACCACGTTCTGGTTTGACAACACGGGGTCCGCGACAAAGGGCGCTCAGACCGACGCGATCCGCTTGAAGCAGATGACGACGCCGAACACTCCGGCCAGCGGTGAGCAACTGCTTTACCCGAAGTCGGACGGCAAGTGGTACACCAAGGACGCGAGCGGCATTGAGACCGCCATTGCCGGATCAGCCAACCTGCCGGTTGGCTCGATTGTCCCCTGGGCAGCCGCAACCGCGCCCACGGGATTCCTCATTGCGGACGGCGCGGCTGTTTCTCGGGCGACGTACTCCGCGCTGTTCGCTGTCATTGGCACCACCTATGGGGCGGGCGATGGGTCCACCACGTTCAATCTCCCGAACATGGTGGGTCGTGTCCCGGTCGGTCTGTACTCGGGCGGCTCCTACGCCAACGGGCTCGGCGTGTATGGCGGTGAAGCCACGCACGTCCTGACCGCCTCCGAAATGCCGGTCCACTCCCACGCGCAGAACGTCCTCGCCAATGGCGCGGCGGGCTCCGGCTGGCGCGTGGACTACGCGGGTGACCGCTTCGCCCCTGGCGCATTCCCGCAGGGCGTGAACACGGGCGACGCTGGTGGCGGCGCTGCGCACAACAACCTGCAGCCGTACACCACGGTCAACTACATCATCCGGGCATTGCCCTCGGCCTCGGTAGACACGGCCACTTTCCAGTATTTCAAGGGCGCGGTCCTGCCGAACTCGTCGGTGTCGTTCGCGGCCACAACCAACATGGCACTTCCCAGCCGGGTTGACCCGGCCAATGGCTGGAACACGGGCGGCAGTTATTGGGTCGTGCCCCAGCCGGGGCGCTACCGGGTGACCGTTGCCTTCAAGGCGAACACCACCGTTGGCTCCACGTCGGCGCGAATCATGAAGAACGGTTCCGTCGTCGCCTCGTCCGGCATTAGTCCCAATGCGGCCAATACCGGCGTCATGTTTAGTGACGTGCTGGAACTCGTGGCGGGCGACACCATTGCTGTGCAGCCAAGCGCCGCCTTCACATCGCAGAACGATGGGGCGGGGGTTGAGAATACCTACCTCATCATTGAGAGCGTCGGACTCAATGCCGCGCCCACATACAGCGCGGACTCGGGCTGGATCAATGTCACGTTCAATGCGGGATGGAGCCAGTACCCCGGTTGGGATACGTGCGCATACCGAAAGAAGGACGGCATCGTCTACCTCCGGGGGTTGGCGATTGGCCCGAATACGACCGGAAGCGTGATGTTCACTCTCCCTGTGGGATTCCGGCCCGCAGGCAATCAGCACGTCGTTACCGCAGGTAACGCGACCTACGCGGCGTGGAACATCATGGCCGATGGCCGGGTGATGTTTAACAGCGGTGGTCCGCCTACGTCGTGGATTTCACTGCAGGTCGCCCCGTTCCCCGCAGACAACTAACTTTGGAGGATTGAACAAGTGAGTGCTCCCAAGGGGTTCGCGCCCTTTGCCATCAACAAGAACATTCCACCGGGGTCTAGCGACCCCGCCATTAAGCCGCGCATTGCGATCCTGCATGTGGACGCGGGCAATGCCGAGTCGCTGTATGACTTCTTCAAGAACCGCAGCGGCGGCATTGAGTCCCACTTCTTCGTGAAGAAGGACGGGACCATTGAGCAGTACCGCAGCATCTACTTCCAGGCGGACGCGAACCTCGACGCCAATGACTTCGCCGTGTCCATTGAGACGCAGGGTCTTGGCGAGGGTGAGTGGACCAAGGAGCAGATCGCCTCGATCAAGCGGCTGCTGCTCTGGCTGCACGAGGAGGCTGGCATTCCGCTGGTCAAGGTCCCCAAGTGGGACGGCGCTGGCGTTGGCTACCACACCCTCTTTGGCGCGCCCTCGCATTGGACCCCGCACGTGAAGACCTGCCCCGGTCCTGACCGGGTGAAGCAGTTCAATGACGTGCTGGTCCCCTGGCTGGCCGAGGCTGGCAAGCCGAAGGGCAAGCCGGGTCGTCCTCCGCACTCGACCGTCTCCCTGCGCAAGGTGGTCCGCGCATCGAAGATCGCGGGCTGGGCTCGCCGCATTGGCAATGTCGCCGTCCGCGAGGACGCCGCCGTCGTCAAGGCCGCGCTCAAGGCCGAGGGTGTGCGCAACTACGCCGACTGGCAGCGCGAGTGCGGCGTCCTTCCTGTCAATGGCGTGCCGGACATGGAGTCGCTGACCGCGCTCGGCAAGGCCCACAAGTTCAAGGTCAGCGAGTGAGCGACATGTCTGAGCCCAATGCACAGGACGCGACCGAGGTTCGCGTAATGCTCGCTCGCTTTGAGACCAAGTTGGACATTGTTCTCGGCCAGCACAGCGCGACCCTCAAGGACCACGAGTCCCGCCTCCGGGTGGTGGAGGACCGCAAGACCGTCAGCCCGACCGCGCTGCTCGCATCGAGCGCGACGGTCATCGCCCTGATCGGCGGCGTGTTCACCATCCTCGACCGCGTTTACGGCTGATCTGAGCCACTGAAAGGAATCCAATGGAGAAGTTCACCGAGTACATGACTCCGGCCCGCAGGAAGCGCCTTTACGCGGCTCTGATCCCGGTGTTTGCCATCCTCGTCGCGCACGGACTCGTGACCGCTGAGGACGCAGGCAATGTGATCGAGAGCCTGGGCTACCTGCTCGGCATTGGCGCCGTCACGGTGGCGCGCAAGAACGTCAACGAGGACGAGTAGTCCCCCAACAAGAGAAGGCCCCCGGCACTAGCCGGGGGCCTCTCTTTGCGTCTCTGGTCAGGCGTTCGCGTCCTGCTTGGACTTCTCAATGTCCTCGACAGTGGCGGTGCGCTTCCGACCGCGACGACTGCTCGTGGTCTTCGCTGCGGCCTGCGCCTGGGCGAGGGCAGCGGGCTTGCGACCCCGACGACGCTGAGTCGCCCGAGCGACCGCGAGGTACGGCGCGAATGCCTGCCGCATCTTCGCCGCGTTCTCCTCGGTGAGGTCAATCTCGAACTGGTCCCCGTCCATGCCGAACGCAATCGTCTCGGCAGCCCCCTCCGTTCCGTCGAGGTCATCGACCAGAACGATGTTTACCTTCTGAGCCATGTTCTATTGCCCCTTTCTTTCGACGTTCACGTGCAACACGTCTAGTACAGGTCATTGCGCAAGTGCTTGTCAACCCTCTACCCTGCTCTCATGCCAACCAAGTTCCAACCTACGGGGGAACTTCCAATGAGGGGGGATCGTGCCAGCACACAGCAAAGTACAGGACATGCAAGAGGCCATACGTTGGCTTGAGGAGGGACGCACGTATCAGTGGTGCGTTGACGAGTACCTTCGCAAGTACAACATCGAGACGACCATCAGCATGTGGGCTGCACTGCGGCGTCGGCACGGCATTGACAACCGTATCGTCCGCGATGAGGCGCTGATCCCCTGGGCCGTCAACTCCGAACACCGGCACTCCCACGCCGTCTCAATGCTGCGCGCTGAGGCGCGCAGGCGAGCGGGCAAGGAACTCACTCCCCTCATGGAGGACATGCTCGACACGTGGCTCCGTGGGCTGCGAGAGGACGGCACGGTGGTTCATTACGACCCGGACACGGATGAGGGTTGGTGGTACGTGCCCCGTCGTGAGGGCGTGGACCTCGATCTGATCCGCGAGCCGGAGCGCAGGACGGGTCGCCGCTCTGGAACCGACGAGTAGCCACCCCAAGGGGTGAGCGCCGGGTCCAACGCACGGGTGGTTGGCATGACCCGTTTGGACTATCTTGCTCGGTACAGCCAGCCTGCGTGCAGGCTGCGCGCAGACGCCATGTAATGTCTCCGTCTGGGGGGAATGCCCCGGCTCCGAATTAAGGGGTCGGGGCTTCTTTCTGCCCAAGGCGCGGAGAGGTCATTCGGGGACCCGCCGATCACCTAGGCTTCTCTGGCGTACCAATCGGGGCGTGCGCCATAACCTGAGGGAGGCAAGAGGGAGTTGTTCTCGCAAGCATCAGCAACGGCGAACGCGGTGCGTAGTCGTGGTGGCGGACTTGGTTGTGACGAGGCGTCAGCCTCGGCAACTGTGGTCGGCATTCTTGCGACCATTGACAGGGAACGGGAGGCGGTCTGCATTTGCTGGTCCGCCATCGTCCCGATGGACGTAGTGATCCGCTGCATTCAGGACGTGGAGCGGTTGTATGACGTGGTGTTTGACGTGGACGACCCCGACCTTTGGGAGTCGCTGGACGGCGGCTACCGAATCTGGGGAATGCTCAAGGAAACCATCAACGGATACGAGCACGACAGGGTGCCCGTAATGGGGTGAGAGGAGAGTGAGCAATGGGATTGGTTCGCGTAGGCGAACTCAATGGCCCGAAGCGCAAGGCGGGCGGCGACGATAGCGTTCCGCGCGATGGCAAGGGCAGACCCAGACTGCTTACTCAATGCTGGCTTTGTGTGGGGGAGGGTCGTAGGCCCTCCCCCACTGGCATTGAGGGGCGGACTGTGAAGTGTCAGGGGTGCGACGGCACGGGCGTACGGGAGAAGACGTACAAGCGGGTCACGTCGTTCATTGACGTGCTTGAGGACAAGAAGTTCGTCCAGGCGTGGAGTGAGCGCATGGTCCTGCTGGGCTGCGCGGAGGACCCGACGTTCCTGCGAGGCGTGCTCGACTATGACGCCGAGTCCAGGGATGGCAAGGACGCATTGAACCGACGCGCCGAGGCCGCAAAGGAATTGGGCGGCGCCAATCGCAAGTCGGATCAGGGCAGCCATCTTCACGAACTGTCCGAGATTGTGGACAAGCACGAGCCGCTGCCGTCTGAGTGGGAGGGCAGGCCGGTCACCGACGCCGACGTTCTGGACATGCGGGCGTACGCATTGGGCACGCACCCGTTCTTCAAGATCGTCCGCATGGAGGACTTGGTTGTCCATGAGGGGCTGGGTGCCGCAGGCACGCCAGACCGGGTGTCCTCGTGGATCGGTGAGGGCGAACTCATTGCGCCGGACGGCTCGATCATCCTGCCGGACGAACTGCTCATCACCGACCTCAAGACGGGACGAGTGGACTTCGGCGCGCTCAAGATGGCAATGCAGTTGTCCATCTACAGCCGGTCGGAATTGTGGGTGCCGGACACCCACATTCGGGAGGCTATTGGCAAGGTCAATCAGAAGTGGGGAGTCATCATGCACCTTCCCGCTGGGTCGGGCGTGCTCACCCTCTATTGGGCTGACCTGGCTCTCGGCTGGGAGGCCGTGCAGGTTGCCAATGACGTGTACGGAATGAGGAAGCAGGAGAAAAGCGCATTGACAGTTCTCATTCCTCCAACGTGCAAGTGATAGTTTAATGACTCGCCGGTTGGGGCGGGCGTGTGGAACCCCTCGCCCCGACCGGCATTCAAGTGAGAGGAGAAGACATTGGGAGACCCGAATGAGCCGGGACGCATCAGCGTCACGCTCAAGCAGGATGAAGTCAGGGGGCGGGACTTCTCTAGTCCCGGTACGTGGATCGTGTTCCACGGTTCCCCGGCTGAGGTTCGGTCGCAGATCACGGAGACGTTCGGCATTGCCGACGAGGGGTCCCTTGCGGACCTCATCAGCGCCGCTACCTCGGAGTTCAAGGCAACGGGAAACGTCAGCACCGGCCTGGGCGGTCGGGTGATCGGCAATGGCTCCAAGCAGACCGGGCCGACTGGCTCCGGCTCGGCGTGGGATCGTGCGGCTGGCAATGGGGCTGAGGCTCCGGCTGAGCCGGAGGTTGACCCGAATGTGACCCGCGTGCTGGCCGAGATTGAGGCCGTGACGGACGTGCCTGCGCTGCAGCAGGTCTATGCCCGGAACAAGGCCGTCTTCGACGCCAATGAGGACGTGCTCGCCGCCTACAAGGCGAAGGGCAAGAGCCTGTCCTGACCGGACAGGCATCAGCAAAACACCGAATGAACAAGTGAGAGAGAGGTAATTAGATTGGCACTCAAGCGCACGAGTGAGGTCGCGGGAGGCGGCTCATTCTTCAAGCCCAAGGACTACGCGGACGCGGTGGCGTTCCTGTTCGAGCCGAAGTCGGTCCAGCGGGACGTGCCCAACACGTACAAGGGCGTCACCCGCAACCGCGATGAGGTCACGACCGACGTGACCGTGTTCGAGTCGGCTGCCGACCTTGCCGCAGGCAAGGGCGTGGAACTCAAGAGCGTCGTGGTGACTCACCCCGGCATTGGCAACAGCCTCAAGAACGCCATTGGCGAGTCTGTCGTTGGCGCGGTCGGGATGAAGGAGTTCAAGAACGGCGACGGCTGGGCGCTTCTCGATGTGGACGACGCCACGTACGAGAAGGTCGCGGCTTACTACGAGGGTCGTGAGGCTGCCGTTCAGGCTGCCCTCGCCTCCGCTCCGGGCTTCGACTGATGACCGGGCTGGGCATTGTCGTCGGCATCGTCCTGATCGTCCTCAAGTTGGCGGGAGTTGCGGACCTTGGCTGGTTCCTCGCAACCCTGCCGCTGTGGCTGGGCCTCGCCATCGACGTTGTGCTGACCGCGATCTTCGGGAGCATTGCCGCCGCCTTTGCGGCGGCTGTCCACCGTCGATTCTGAGAGGAGAACCTGAGTGCTGACGCCAAGTCGGTCGCTCAGGCAGAACGCCAATAGCGGCAAGCCGCTGCCCTATGTTCCTGGGCTGCAGAACTTGTACGAGATTGGGTTTGCGCCCCGACACGGCCAGATCATTATGGTGGCTGGCCGGTCGGGGTCGCAAAAGTCTGGCTTCGTAATGTGGTGGGTGGACCAACTTGATCTGCCCACCCTTTACTTTTCCGGGGACATGTCTCCATTCACGGCGTCGAGCCGTATTGCTTCCACGCGGTACGGATTGCCGACCGATGAGATTGAGGCGATCCTCGCAAGGAATGACGAGCAGACCGTTGACCTGATGCGAACCCTCGAAGGGTCCAAGATTCAATTCTCATTCGGCTCGCCCATTACGTGGCGTGCGGTTGACGAGGAGATTCGGGCCTACGTCGAGGTCTACAACCAGTATCCGTCCGCCGTGGTCTTTGACAACCTCATGGACTTCGACGGCGCCGAGGCTGATTACTCGGCACAGATGGAGACAATGCAGTACATCACGGAATTCACCCGTGAGACCGGCTCCACGAGCATTGTCATGCACCACGCATCCGACAAGGCGATGGACCCCCGTCGTCCGTGGAAGCCGCCCGCTCGAAACGAGATTAAGGGTGGTCTGGCTGAGAAGCCGGAATTGGCATTGGGCGTCGCCCTCGACAACGCCACCCTCGATTTCAACATTGCGGTGCTTAAGCAGCGCATGGGTCCGCAGGACCCGAGCGGTGAGCAGTACGTCTCAATCAAGTGCATCCCCGAATTGACGCGCTTCGAGTCCAAGACTCTGCAGTCAATTCACAAGTGAGAGGAGGAAAGGAATGCTCAAGTTTGTCGCGGCAAAGGAAGTCGCCAATGAGCAGGGAATCAACCTGACCCAGCCGGTGGACTCCGGCCTGTCGGGTGCCGAACTCGGAAGCCTGACCATGATGGTGCTCAACCGCTTCATGGAGCAGGTCGAGTGGGACGACATTGTCTCGATCTACCTGACCGGGCTCTGCGACTCGGACGACATTGCGCTGATCCAGCGCGCCGTCAAGGCCCTGGTCGCCGGAGGGGTTGAGTTCAATGTCTGAGCACTTCCGCGCCAACCTGGGCGAAAAGAATGGGGCGGTCGAGGTCGATAGGTATTGCGGGGGCGAGGTCTTCCTTGAGGTCTTCGACTACTCGCGGTTCGACGGCGAGGTCGGCACGGCTTGCGTGTCGCTCACCGTCCAGCAGGCGCGCGACATTGCCAACTCCCTGCTGCGCGCCGCCGCCGAGGAGGCTGTCAATGTCTGAGGAGAGCACCCGCTTCATTGTTGGGCTCGACCTGTCACTGACCGCTGCTGGTCTGGCTGAGTACAACCTTGACCACGAGCACTTCGCGGTCGAGACCTACGGGACCAAGGGCAAGCGCACCGACAAGTACGCACAGCGCGGGGGTCGCCTGCAGACGATGGCTGACCACATCATTGCGTGGGCTACAGCGGGTTCTAGCGATCCGGTGATGGTTGTGGTCGAGGGACCCGCGCTGGGCTCTCAGAACGGCTCATTCTTCGACAGGGCTGGCCTCTGGTGGCTGGTCGTGTCCGGGCTGCAGGCACGCGGTATCCGCGTGCTCGTCGTTCCGCCGAAGACTCGGGCCAAGTACGCGACCGGCAATGGCAATTCCGGCAAGGACGTTGTGCTCGCTCATGTCATTGAGCAGTACGCCGACTTCATGGACAACTGCTCGATCCGCAATGACAACGAGGCCGACGCCCTGGTCCTCGCTGCAATGGGCGCTCGCTACATCGGTGAGCCGCAGGAGGAGTCGCTGCCGGAGGGCAACCTCGCGGCAATGGCCGGAGTGGAGGCGCTGTGACCGTCACGATTGCCGAGGATGGCAGCATCCACTTCGACACCCCGCCGTCGTGGGAATTCCTCGGCAAGGTTGAGGAGGAACTGTCGGCGCAGGACGAGAAGTGGGGAGAGCAGAACCACCCGCTAATCGGCGGCGACCGGCGTGGCCGGGGCGCGCTTCGTGAGCACTACGCCCTCCTGGCGAGCGAGGAGAAGGAACGCAATGACCGCCGCGTCCAGAACGGCACGATGGGCTGGGATTCGATTCTGCTTGAGGAGGTCTTTGAGGCCCTTGAGGCCGAGACCCCCGAGCAGCAGATCGAAGAACTGATCCAGAGCGCGGCGGTCTGCCTACAGGCAGCAATGTCCATTGCCCGAGGGGAGGCGGCATGACGCATTATCGACCGAGCCCTCGCGTGGCCTACTGCGACGAGGCCCCCGAAGGGGAGCCGTGCTGCGACACCTGCCACGAGGAGGCTGACCAGGGCGTCTACCCGCTCATTGACATTGAGGTCAACGGCGTGGCGTGGATTCTCTGCTGCGCTCGGCTGCGGAACCTTGAGGCGGCGGCGACATGATCGACTTCCTCATTGGAATCCTGGCGGGCATTGCCGGAATGCTGACCGTGCTGCGGTTCAAGGGCGTGTTGTGAGTTGGCGGGATAAGGCCCGCCCCCAGCAGGGGGCGGATCACGAACTGCCCCTTGAGGACGTGCTGTCGCATTACGGCGTGCGGCACGGCTCTCGTCGGAAGCAGATGGTCAGTTGCCCCATTCAGGTGGATGACAGCCGACCGTCATTGAGCATCGACCTCGACAAGCAACTCTGGAAGTGCCATGCGTGCGGAAAGGGCGGCGACGTTTGGGTCCTAATTCAGGAAATGGAGGGGATTGCAGATTACGGAGGAGCAAGACGATTCGCTGAGACCACTTTCGGAATTGCAGATAGCGACTCTGGACGAGGCGCTGATGCAGTACGAGGCGGCTCTCGGGGAGGACGACGAGGCCGTTCGCTTTCTGCTGGCTCGCGGTCTGGACAAGGTGACCGTAAGTACGCACCGTCTTGGCGTCGTAACTGAGGACTGCCTGCCGGAGCACCGTCGCTTCATTGGCTGGCTGGCAATCCCCTACCTCGGCCTCGATGGGAGGCCCGTGCAGATCAGGTTCAGATGCCTGAGAAACCACGAGCACGTCGGACACGGCAAGTACATGACATTGGAGGGAGACCCGGCACGGGTCTTCAATGTCCAATCCATCATTACCGCCGACTTCGACATTCACATCACCGAGGGCGAGGTTGACGCAATGATCCTGACCAAGTTGGGATACCCGGCCATTGCCATTCCTGGCGCGTCCGGCTTCCAATCCCATCACCGGCGAATGCTGGCTGGGTTCGGCAGGGTCTTTGTCTGGGGCGACCCGGACGAGGCAGGCGCTCAGTTCACCGCAAAGATCACGCGATGGATGGGCACGGCATTGGGCGTCCGGCTCAAGCACGGAGATATCAACGAAACCTATGTGGCCGAGGGCGAGGACGCGATTCACGCGGCTCTTGCCAAGGCCATTGTTTAGAGGAGGAATGCACAAGTGAGTGAGAAGATGCTGCACTACCACCCGCCGCACGTGTTCGCGCAGTCGCGCGACTACTGGCGCGAGGTCAATGAGGTCCGCGCCGCGCAGGAGAGCACGTCGCACGACGGCCTGCTGATGGAGGCCAACCTCGCCGCCCTGGCCGAGGACGAGCCGGAGGTCAAGGTCGCGCTGCTGCTGCACCTTGCCGAGGTTGCCACCGAGTTCGCCGAGGCTGTCCACGAGCAGACGGACGCCCTCAATGCGGAGGAGGACGAGCCCAAGGCCAAGGGGGGCAAGTGAATGATCTGCCCCCTGTGCTGGCCGAGGCATTGCGCGCTCTCCCCGAGCACGTCGCTCAGCGATTCATCGAGCACGTCCGAGAGGACACATCTGCGGATTACCTCTCTGACTGGCTCCGTCGTGCGGGTCATCCAGTATCCGCCACCACCATCAAGAGATACCGGAGCGCACTGAATGGATGACCTGTTTGAGGAACTGCTGTCCCGCCCCACGGGGCGGGCAGTAGTCCCCACTCTCGATGACGATAAGGAATACACGTCGTCAATCTCAATGGTGGGCAACAAGGTCGAACTCTCAATGCACCTGCCCGAGGGGCAGGCCAATGAGGGAACGGGCCTCGCCTTCCTTGAGGAGGAGGGGCTGAACCCTGACGAGTGGGAGGCAACGTCCTTCTCCAAGTCGCGGTACGGCTCCGAGGAAAAGCCGATGGAGGCCGTGAAGTTCGGCTACAAGCGGAAGGTCATTGACAAGCCGCTTGCCGTACCGATGGACGACCTGATCCGGGCGGTTGAGAACTACGAGCCGCCAGTCAAGATCGAGACTCGGGTTAATGGCACTGAGGTTGGCGTTGTCGTCGGCATCGGTGACATGCAGTTCGGCAAGATCGACGGCGACGGGCCGGAGGGCACGCTGACGCGGACCCTCTTTGTCATTGCCATGATCCGCGCTGAGATTCAGGAACTCTCAAAGCGGTACACCATCACCCACATTCATGTGGTGTGGCTGGGCGACCACATCGAGGGCTTCGTGTCTCAGGGTGGGGCCAACACGTGGCGCACTCAGTTGACGCTCAATGAGCAGATTCGTCTCACTCGTCGGGTGATGATGAAGATGCTTGAGTCCATCGCTGATCTGGCGCCGCGCGTGACAATGGCTGCCGTTCCTGGCAACCACGGTGAGGCTGTTCGTTTCAATGGCAAGGGCATCACTCGTTACGACGACAGTCACGACACCGAGTCACTGATTGCCGTTGCCGAGCGGGCTGGCGATAGGCCGGAGGTCTTCGGGCATTGCGAGTTCTATGTGCCCGACAATGACGAACTGCTCGTGTTCACCGAGGTCCAGAACACCATCATCATGCAGGGCCACGGTCACGCCCACTCCCCCGGTAAGCATTTCGATTACTGGGAGGGGCAGGCGTTCGGCAATCCCCTCGCGTACAAGGCACACGTCCTCATGGAGGGCCACCTTCACCACGAGGAGGTTGACACACGGGGATACCGCACGTTCATTGGCGTTCCGGCGTTGGAGTCGGAGTCAACGTGGTATCGCCACAGGACCGGCGTCACGGGAGCACCCGGCGCATTCATTGGAATCGTGAAAGACGGGCTCATGCCCGTCAAGCACATCATTCGATAGGAGGAATGTATAAGTGAGAGGGAATCAGTCGGCGGCGTGGGTGGTGCTCGATGAGTACCACCCCGCCTACGACAAGGAAGTTGCCGGGGTTGTCGAGCAGACGGCGAAGTACGTGCATGGCAAGTACGAGCGGTTCATTGAACTGCCGGACCTGATGCAGGAGGCGTACCTCATTGCCGCCACCAAGCACGACCTGAACACCGAGGACTACGGGCTCCTGGCGTACCGGCTTGAGCGGGACCTGATGAACCATTGCGAGAAGGCGTTCACTACGCCGCGCAATGACTCCAACGGGGAGGTCGCTCGACCGGACCACAGCGCCATTGCTCGCACCGGGACCATCACGATTGACGCCGAGGGCAACAAGTCCTATGCGCCGAACAATGTCCCGCACGAGGAGTACCTAGAGGCCGAGGACGAGGAGCGCATTGACCTGTACCCGGAGCACGTGCCGGGGGGCTACACCGAGGACGATGTGAAGTTCCTGCTGCCTGCGGTGTGGGACGAGTCCTACGCCTACAGCCTGCCCGAGCGCGATGACGCACCGGAGAAGGGAATGCCGAGGGCCGCGAGCAACAAGGCCCGAAGCAATTCGCATTGGGCGTTCATCGCGGATATCAAGACCGGCTGGAACAAGACCGATCTGACCCGGCCCGAGCGGCGCGCTCTGCTCATGCGATACGGGCTTGCTTGGCCTCAGCGCGACATTGCCTTCCACGAGGGCGTGACGCAGCAGGCCATCAGCACTCGACTCAAGGGCGCCATCACGAAGATCACCGCACGCCTCAATGGCGTGCCCGTCACCGAGGAGGACTAGGAAGTAATGTCAGAAGCACTCTCCACCTTTGCGAACACGATCCTTGAGGGCAAGTACCTCAAGGGCGAGGAGAGTGACTGGCGGGACATTGCAGGGCGCGTGGTGGGGGCCGTCGTCGGCCCCCACTTCCCTGAATTGGTGGACCCCATCACTGAGGCCATTGCAAACCGGGAGTTCATGCCGGGTGGCCGCTACCTTGCCAATGCGGGGTACTCCAACATGCTCAACAACTGCTTTCTCTACCGGGTGGGTGACTCCAAAGAGGAGATTGCTGACTTCTACCGGAAGGGGACCGTCACCGGAATGACGGGCGGCGGCGTAGGCGCTGTGTGGTCGGACCTCCGGCCCCGTGGTGCAGCCGTCAAGTCCAATGGCGGCACGAGCACTGGCCCGTGTGCGTTCATGTACTCGTTCAACGAGATTGGCCGGGGTGTCGTCAATGGCGGCTCGCGGCGAATGGCGATCTGGGCGGGGCTGCACTGGTGGCACCCTGACGTGTTCGAGTTCATGGCGCTCAAGGATTGGGACGAGGACATTGTTGCCCGCAAGGCTGCGGACTTCTCTGCCTACGCCTCAATGGACATGACCAACATCAGCGTCATTCTGGACGACGACTTCTTCACGCTCATCAATGGCGACGCTGATGAGGTCGAGATTCAGACGGCGTGGGGCACGATCACCGTGGACCGGGACTGGGCCGAGCGCGTGTACTGGACTGCCGTCGAGAAGATGCTCAATGGTGGCGAGCCGGGATTCTCCGTGGACCTGGGCGAGAACAAGTTCGAGAACCTGCGGAATCCCTGCTGCGAGATTACGTCCGAGGACGACTCGGACGTGTGCTGCCTCGGCTCAATCAACATGGCCCGCATTGACACCATTGAGCGCATGGCTAAGGTGACCGAACTTGGCACGGTGTTCCTGCTCTGCGGCACCCTTGAGTCCGACGTTCCGCACGAGGAAGTCCGGGTCACCCGCGAGAAGAACCGGCGCCTCGGGCTGGGCCTGATGGGCATTCACGAGTGGCTGATTCAGCGGGGCTATTCCTATGACCCCAACGACGAACTCGCTGAGTGGCTTGACGTGTGGCAGTACGCCTCGGATGGCGCTGCCGCGCACTACTCCTGGGAGTTGAGCATCAGCCAACCCAAGAAGGTGCGAGCCATCGCACCGACCGGCACCATCGGCATCATTGCCGAGACGACCACGGGAATTGAGCCGCTGTTCGCGGCTGGGTACAAGCGCCGCTACCTCGACAATGGCGTGTGGAAGTACCAATACGTCGTGGACGCCACGGCTCAGCGAATGGTGGAGCAGTACGGCATTGACCCGGACGAGATTGAGACGGCGTACGACCTTGCCAATGACCCTGGTCGGCGGCTGAGGATGCAGGCGTTTGTTCAGCAGTTCGTGGACCACGCAATCTCCTCGACGCTGAACCTGCCGAGCAAGGCGGACCAGTTATTCACCACCGAGGAGTTCGGCTACCTCCTGCTCAATGTGCTGCCGCGTCTGCGGGGCGTCACGGTCTACCCGGACGGCTCCCGTGGAGGCCAGCCGCTCAACGTCGTGTCCTATCAGGAGGCGACGGACTGGGCTGGCTTCGAGTACGAGGAGGTCGGGCTCGACCAAGCGTGTGTCGGCGGTGTCTGCGGGGTGTGAGCCCGCAGAGGCCACGATGCCAACGGACAAGTGAGAGACTTTACCTGTCCGCAAAGCATGAGGGACCGGGCGTTTTCCACGCGCCCGGTCCCTCGTTGCAACAAGTGAGAGGAGTTGCGGGGCCTACGGTACCCGCTCGGTGAGAGGAGCACAAGTGGACGGAGAGGAATTCACGCTGGCCGTTTCGACCAGCAGTGACAGCGCCGCGCTTTTCCATCGCGGCAAGCGCGTTGACTGTGGGCACATTGACGACGTGCGCGAGCGGCTTATTGACCGGCTCGGTGTCTGCACCGAGTACGTGCCGAGTGTCGTCGTGGACATTGCCAAGAGCGGGTGGCTCGGTGTCGCCTCGAACATCGAGGAGTTGGGCCTGTGATGGACGACTGGCCCACGGTCTGCATCGCGCACGGGGCGTTCATTCCCTGTCGCAAGAGCGGAGAGCACCGCTACACCAGTAATCCCTACTGGGTGAAGTCGGTTCGGGACTATCACGGAAGCACCATCCCTGGTCTGACGTGGGAGCCAGCATGGGACCGATAAAGCGAATGGATGAAGTGAGTTACCTCCCCGGCATTGCCATGTGCCTTTTCGGGGCGGGGCTCATCTGGATTGGGCGCGCATTGAGCGCGCCAAAGAACAAGTGAGAGGGGAATACCAATGCTGACCAAGACAGAGCGCATCTACACCCACGAGCCGCAGAGGTTCGGTCCGCTTGAGCGGTTCGCTCAGCGGGACGAGGACACCCAAGACCTGCTGTCCTCGGTGTGGGTCAACAAGCAGACCTTTGACGACCTGGGCCAGCCGGACCAGATCACCGTCACCATCGAGCCCGGAGACCGTCTCAATGGCTAGGCGCAATCTGCTCAGCCTGCTCGGCGAACTCGTCACCATGAAGGTGACGCAGTGGGCCGTGGACTCGGACGGAATGGACAACTGGGAGGACGACCGCGAGCCTGCCGACATTCTTGACGGAGCCAATGTCGTCACGAGCAAGCGCATCCCGCCAAAGGCACCCCATTGGTACGGCGAGAAGCAGGCAGCGGAATACGCGGCGGGGGTCAAGTCCAACCACGCGATCCTGCTGGACATTGACGTCCCGGCTTGGCTGGTGCCGTCCTCGACCGAGGGGCACTCGCACCTGTACGTCGATGTGCATTGCCGCGAGGAGGACTACTTCGCCTTCCTCGATGCTGCCGCAAAGGTCGGGCTCATTCAGTACGGCTACGCCTCGGCATCGAAGAAGAAGGGCGCGACGTTCCTGCGCCTGCCGTGGGTGAAGAAGCCAGTCGCGGAGCCGTTCTGATGAGCGTCCAGATTCATTGCGACAACTGCGACGACTCGCTTGCCACCATCGAGCCCTCAATGGGAGGGCGGGCGGACACGGAGCACGTCATCATTCTGGACGGGAAGCCGGACAGTTACTTCGGCGGCGAGTTTCCGCCTCACCGTCGTGACTTCTGCGACTACCCCTGCCTTTCACGGTGGGCAAAGAAGCGGGGTGAGGCCGCATGAAGCGGCCCACCTTCCACATCACCACTAGCGACGGCAGCACGGTCTTTCCCGACGTGGAGATTGTCGAGCGATGCCGCACCGACGTTGGCGGAATCATCCCCAATGACGTGCGCATCAATGGCGTCTCGATGCACGTCCCGATTGACGCGCCAATCACCGTCGATACCCACCCCGAGGAACTGACCACGGTCACGGTCACCCTCGTCGTCAATTCCGTTTCGATCAAGAGGGAGGCAGCATGAGCATCGTCATTGACCCAATGGTGCCGGATGACAGGGTGTGGGTGATCCCCGGCGAGATTCCCGTCATCGACATGAGCCCGCTGACTTCCGCATTCAAGCGGATCGGGGAGAAGGCAGCCGAGACGGCTGCCGCTGTCCAGCGGTTCATTGATTCCCTGCCACCCATTCCCCCGGAGGTCCGGTGCGATTACTCGTGGCTGTGGGAGAGTCAGTGCGCTCATTGCCTGGGTCACGTCGCTGACTGGGAGGAGCCCCGGCGCAAGCCCAAGGTCTACGGCGAATGATCGGGGTTCAGGTTCACCTTCTGTCGCAGTCGCAACCCATTGAGCGCGAGGCCATCAACACGTACACAAAGGACGGGCTGTTCTGCGTGTACCTGCGGGACGGGACGGTGGAGAAGTACCCCCTGGTGGGCATCTTCCGAATCGTGGAGAAGTCGTGACGTTCATGGACGGGGACGTGGTGAGCAATGGGTTCACCACGGTCCTCGTTCGTCAGGCCGGTGAGTGGTATCAGGTCAGCGCGTTCGGCACGACCAAGACCAATGACTTCACGGTGATGCAGGAGATTGCAGCCGGTCGTCTGCAGGTTGAGCGCAAGCGGGTGCCTCTCACGTTCCGCAATGCGGCGTGACAAACGGGGACGGCGCATTGGTCGGAACCTCTGGCGCGAGTACGTAACCGACACCTGGGCGTGCGCCTATCAGGCGTGGTGGCTTGGCCTAGAGGAATCGGCAATGGGCTATGACACCGAGGCTGCCGAATACCGGGCCGAGAATCCGCCGCCCCGGCTCGGAGACTTCATGGTGGCGCTCTCGCCGTCGTGGTCTAACCCAATGAGGGATGCGGCCTAGCGGCGCGAGTTGCAGACCACTACTTCGGTCTCGCTGACAATCTCAATGCGCCGCCAGTCACCGTCCGCTAGATCGACGGCTGTTTGCCACACTCGGGGGTGGACCTGCATCGAATAGACCTCGCCATTGCGCCGGTCCCTGACCGGCGTCTTGCGAGCGAACTGCAAGACCCGTCCCTCGGATGCGCGAGTGACGGTGTGAGGATGGACAGAGGCGACCTGGGGGAGGGAAGTCACCCGCCCACGGTAACCACATCTGAGCGCCTGATTCCAGCCCGGACACACGAAGCCCCCTCTCTTAGCCGAAAGGCCGGGAGAGGGGGCTTTTTGTCGTTCTGGTGAGGCGTTATGCATCCATCACGTACGTCGCCTCGGCGTAGATGGACTGCCATGACCTGACCTGATCCTCAGCGAGCCGCTTGACCGGCTCGTCGTCGGCCTTGGCCGCAGCGTCCTGCCAGAACTCGACCGTTGTGCGGAGGGCCGTGAGCACTTGCTCCCCGTGCGCCTCCATGAACTCTGATGGCGTCATGCGGGCGACGGTATCCACGTGACTCTCACTCATGTCAATGAGGGGATCGGGTTCTCAATGGCGGGCAATTCGCGGTCGGGGTGCTCGAACACCCACAGCCCCTCCTTCCTGCCGCAGGACGAGCAGATGTGGGTCCTGTCGTCCACTCGGGACAGCGCGAAGTTCGGCCCCTCCATTGGCGTCTTGCACCGGGGGCACTTCGGCCACCCGCCTTCGGGCTCCTCATACATGAAGTGCCTCCTCTCATCGGTGTCCATGCGGACAGCCTACCTGGGCAACACGCCGCTGACCTGCAGCAATGCGGGTGTCGGATGGGACCTCAATGCGAACCTGTTGTCCATCGGGTACCATTTGCGGGTCCAGTCTAGCGGAGGAGAGCCCTGCGTTGCGAGCCCTGATCTATACCCGTGCATCCCTTGACCGTACTGGCGAGGGGAAGTCCAACTCCCGGCAGCGGGAGGAGTGCTTGCGCCTCACCGAGTACAAGCGGTGGGAGGTCATTGAGGTCAATGGACAGCCGTCCATTGACGATGTGTCGATCAGCGCCTACGGGGAGAAGGACCGCCCCGGCTGGAACAAGGTACTCGCAATGATCGAGGCGGGCGAAGTTGACGTGGTGGTCGCTTGGCACCTTGATCGGCTGACCCGGAACATGGCCGACCTTGAGCGATTGATCCTGCTCTGCGAGAAGCACAACGTCTCGGTCGCCACCGCCACGGGGGACATTGACCTGACGAATGACACGGGTCGGATGGTGGCTCGCATCCTCGCGGCTGTGGCTCGGCAGGAGGTCGAGCGCAAGGCGGCAAGGCAGCGGCTCGCGCACGTCCAGCGCCGACAGGAAGGACGCCCGTGGGCGGGCGTCAAGATGCTGGGCTACTCCCGTACTGGCGAGGTCATCGAGGAGGAGGCAGCCGCCATTCAGGCGGCTGCTGCTGCGGTGCTTGAGAAGGACGTGTCACTCGCTGAGGTTGGGCGCCAATGGACCGAGAAGGAACTGCGCTCGCCGTACCAAGCAATCAGGGATGACCAAGGCAATGTCATCGGGTTCAAGCCCTGGTCTCCGCGCGGGGTGAGGAACGTGCTGACCAACCCCCGGCTGGCCGGATACATCACGCACGATGGCGTGGTCCTGGGCAAGGGGAATTGGGAGCCGATCATTGACGACACGACGGCGACGCTGCTGCTCTCGAAGTTGAATGCGCCGGAGCGGACGAACGGCAAGAGCAAGGCGGGTCGGCGTGCTGCCAACCTGCTCACCGGCATCGCGCGTTGCGGTATCTGCGAGGGCACAATGCGGGCCGCTGTGAAGCGGGGGCGGGAGACGTACATCTGCGGCGACTGGCACGTCTCGGTGCCACGCGAGGACGCGGACAATCTGGTCAAGGTGTCGCTCGGTCTGGCCGTCCAGTCCATGCTTCCCGGCTCGGTGATTGCGCTGCCTGCCGAGGAGGATTCCCCGGAGGCCATTGCCGCCGAGGTCGAGCAACTGCGAGAGCGCCAGGGCAAGATCGCAAAGTCATTCGCCGCTGGCCTGATCGAGGAGGCGCAGTTCGATGGCGCCATTGCCGAGATTGCCGAGAGGATCACGGCACTGCAGGACAAGGTGACCCACCCCTCGGAGGACGTGGAGTACAAGCGGGCAATGCTCAAGGCGTACGAGGAATTCAATACCGACGACCTCGCCGGTCAG